GTGGAAACCCTCAAGCTTCGCCAGAGGGAAGGGTGGTGACTGCGGTCCCAATCCCCTATACCTTTAGAAGTATTGAGAATTATGAACCCTTGTGTCCAAGACCTTTGGATTCTCCAAAGGTTTCATCTTTTGGCTTAGCCAATACGATGATTCCGGAAGTGGACAAGGTACACAAGGAAGGAGCTATTCGTCGCTTAGCGATGAATATCTCGTCAGTTCGCAAATGCCTAGCATTTGGTAAACTTTCACCGGTGGTGTCGACCCACTTTTGAAGAGAGCTGACATCATCATCCGACACGGTAACCGTGCTCGCATGACGAGTAATAATGCGTTGCATTTGAGGCAACCTATGCTGCATAGGCGTTGAATTGAATCCCTTCCGGTCTCCAATATCAACCGGCACACCTAGTGTGCCCGCCGTCTTAAATGCCGACGTTTCGATTCGCATCTGTTGGTTAAACCAATCACGTTGCGCGTCGGCGAAGATCGATCCAATGCCGGTATGGAGACCGGTGAACTCCGTTCTGGATAAACCTTCGTGAGCGCAGAACTTATCAAGTTCCTGCTCGAGTGCTTGATATCTCAGATAATAATTATCAGTATTAAGCAGCGTGGACAAACCGCACATGACTTCTTTGAAGTACGTGGGCCGCTCAAACAGTTGAACTGCTGAGTGAAGACTAATATAGCCTGTTTGTTCAATCATTCTGATCTGGTCCCTAGATCTCATCTGGAGCCAACGATCGTCATCAATTTCAAGGATAGATTTAAAATCATCCCTGGACATCTTAGTGTCCTCTTGCATTGAGAAGATAACTCGAAGTTGTTCTTCGGCAAGCGTCCTGGAGGTTATACCTCTGTACGTAGAATTTGATGAAAACAGCCACAGTGCACGCTCCGCGTGCATGTTAGCTGTGCCAGAAATCACATCCGCAATTGTCTTTAAGACAGCTTGCGGAACCACCTCTAAGAGTTTGGTTGTGTATTTCTCAGGGCAGAATTCTCCTTCTAAGAATGGAATTCCAAGACCTCCTAGCCATGGAGGTAGGTTTATCATGGGATTATCCCATGGTAAATAGCCCTTGAACCTGAATCGAAACCTTAGGTTTGACAGATTCACGAGTGCTCGGAAGTCTCTTGGTAGCCAAGAGAGCTTCTTGAAGAATTGCCTGCACTTTCCAAGTGCCGGATTCTTCTCCTCCCGTACTAGTGTAACACTAGAACACGGGGAGAGCAGCCGAATTTTGACAGCATCCACGTGAAACGTGGATGTGTATGGAACCTTCCAGAATGGTAGGTCATGTTCGAAATTACCTTGCGTTGTACGCAAGATCATCTCCTCTGTGAAATAAAGTCCTATCTTAGAGATAAAAGACTTCTCTAGGGAAACTACTGCGCCAAGCGCACTTAGTTCTGTTTTGATACCCCGTAGATAATCTAGGGGTCCTAGAGCACAGTGGTCGTCCCCGGCCGCCGCGAAGCATCTCCATAAATGTCGCGGATGAGTCTTAGACTCGTGGGACTGAAGGTATTTTAAAAATTCCTTCCAGGTTGCAGTTCCACTGCAGTACTTTAAGTACGCGATTTCTTCTGCAACTACCATGGTGAGCATCAAAGCACCTTTGGTGCCCTCCTCACCCATGAGACTACCCCGCTTGGTTAAACCACCGGTGTAGTGATAGTCAAAGTTGCCTTCGGCATACTCGACTACCCGAGGAGACGTCAGCAGTTTAACTGCTGAGTCAACGTACCCTCCGCTCATTCCAAATCCAGCGCAAAAGCCCTGTAAGAGCTTACGCGTTACGCTGTGTTCGAGATACTCGGACGCCTGAGTGAGGTCTGACGTTAAGAACATTTTGTTCTCGTCGGGCTCGGCATCGACACCTTTAAGGTTCGATAGCCTTTTGCACCATTCATAGGCCATAGCAGCGGCGGATAATCCTGCCTTGGCTTGAGGAATCTCCCCAAGCGCTCCGACCATGGCATGACCGAACGGGGCGAGATACTGGTTTAACCAAGCCTCGCCGACCGTAATCGTACGCGTTTTCCCTCCAGGTTCACCTATTGGGACAACACGGACTGAGGGGTGACGTTTCCCCAGTCCACCGTCCTTGGCAAGGACGTCTGTACGTACTGCTTCTTCAAAGGCCCACTGTAACAGTTGGTAACCTGTGAAGTTGTCCAGGCCGTAGATGCGATCTTCGAACTTAAAGTCCGTAAAGAACATCTCGGCGTCAATGTCGAAAGTATTATCACTTTCCACGACATTGGCATTATCAGGGAGGAAGTCTTCGACTTTCCTGCACATGGTTTGAAACCTGCGCTTACCCTGACGCGTCTCATAGGGAGTACCGAAGATTGTAGTTCCACTACGATCTTCAACCATCACTTCGTTGGCCCAAATTGCAAATTTGGAGCCCACGTAGGTGGCTCTTCCTCCCTTCTTTCTCCCCTGTTCAAAACAGGCTGAGTTAGTAAAAGACAAGTGCTCGTTAAGGATGTTCCTTAAACCAGCACGGGACCTAGCATATCGGCCGAGTCGCTTAGCGACTCGATGATAGCAGCTAAGCTGCTCTGCTGTGGTGCTAAATTCCCTGTCTCCCATCACGACTTCGCCGTGATCATTGAGACCGGCCCCTAAGTCTTCGACTCTAGGTGCCGGTAGGCCACGTGTTGATACGAAATGCATCAAACGCGTGCCTTGAGC